GAGCTTCTTAATGCATCAGCTACCTGATCCATTGAAATACCTACAAACGGATTATTCTCCGCTGAGTAGTGATTGGTTACATCTTTTAAGTAAATCCAGATATTATCGAAATGCTGCCCTATCATGTTTAAGAAAAGAAGATAAGGTGCGTTTGCAGAATCGTCTAATATGTAGCTCGGTGTAGCATATAATAAAAGGTCTTTATTCTGATCATCGTAATACGAAGCAGACCAATACATACTCATCGTAGTGGCTGTAGGAGTAGTATTAATATTACCTAACCAGGTTACGACTTGTGAAGAGGTTACTGAGTATAGAGGGTAAGGCTGTGTACTATTTTGCTTCGGCCATGCTGTTGAAGCAGATGTAAAATACAAGTAATACTCATATCCGTCAAAATTAGTTATGGTCGTATCGATTTGATTCTGCAATAACACCTTAGCAGTACTAGTATTAGTCTGTGCAAGGCCAGCAGAAGCAGATTCGATTAATTGAACCTTATATACAAAATTATACAATCTTTCTGTTGCAGAAGAGAAGTGTATAAAGTTTGAAAAGTTACTATAGTCGACGTTTATTTGAATACCTTTCTCGTCCATCATCGACTTTAATTGCTGGAAAGAAGAGGTAACAGAAGTCAAGAGTAGGGATTCGTAAGAATAGTACGGAGTGGTTTGTCCTACTTTATCCTTAATAGTTACTTTAAAGTTCGGTCCTTTAATTTGAAAACTATCAACTACTGTTTCAGCTGCAACATTTACAGATACGTTGAATTCGGCAGGATCTGCTACTTGAGTAACTACCCAGAATGTTGACTTAAGATCATACTCTATAGGGAGAGGTTCGTATAATTTAAAAATTACATACCCGTTTCCGTCTTCTTCTACATAAACGGCATTAATTCCTATAAGTTGAATATCTGATCCAAAATTTAAATAGAAGGTTGGATAATATGCATCTGCTGCAAGCACTGCATTAAATTCACCGAAAGCAAGCTGTAAATCTGTGTTAGATAGGTCTTGTCTAGCTGCTTTAATCTCCGTTCTAGAGGTAGAAATTTCTTTAATCCAAAAATTCTGATTAAGGGCTGGAGCAGAAGCTAGTTGTTTTGAGAAAAAATTGTACTTAACATTCACTACACCTCTATCATATCCTAGAATTCTAGCATCTCTTTCTGGATCTAAATAAAGTTGAGTTGTTGTTCCTGTGATAGGATCTACAACAGCGTTATCAAGTTGATATTGAGTTACATAGTAGTTAGCATCTATTACTGTATTACCTAAGTCCTTAATGAAGTACTCAATATAGTCGTTAGGCGCTCCATATCTACCGGTGATAGTAGTGGTATTAATCAATGCAGTATCCTGCGGAGAATACGTTTGATATTGATCATCCGACCCTAAATATGTTACGTCTACTGATTCCATTAAACTAAATTATTTAAATTCAAAAAGTTTGTATTTGCTTCTAAAAGCTGCTGTCTTAGAGAGTTTATCTCATCAATATAAGCTTGTTCTGTATCGGTTACAACTCCTCCGCCTAAATACTCTAGACTTCTTTTTACTAAGTACTCATGAGAGTTTAGCTCTCCAGTAGCTGGTATTTGAAAGAATAAATCGTTATAAGCGTCAAAGAATAGCTCTACAGTAGTCTGAGTACTTGGAGCTAGAGAAGCAGTGTCGGGATTGTATAGCTCGCTAAAAGAAGTATCAATTACTTTAGTGTAAGTGGTACGCCCGTAAACTTCCTTTACTAAATTAATTTCTTGTGCCATTATGCTACTATTTTAAATACTAAGTTTTGACCTGTATAAGTTACTTCTTCAGCAGGAAGTAATTGTAAATCTTCAGCACTATAAAGTGATAAAGCATCATATAGGGTCTGCTCATTATTATAAATTGACAAAGGTCCGAAAGTTGTAGAGTATATGCTAGTTTTAATTAAAAGCCTGTAGTATCTGTTAATCTCTAATCCGCTAGTGTACAGAGTAAAGTAATTACCTATACTATCAGCGCTTAATTTTGTAAAGTTTTCGTCAAAGTCTACTACCATTTCTCCTGTTTTTACATCTTGTAAAGCCCAGTAAGTATTTTGAGATAAATAAAGGTTAGTTAAGTATACTGAAGATGTTGTAAACTGTCTTGGAGGGTATGTATATCTTGTAGCTATTCTCATCTTATAAACCTCATTCTGTGTAAACTGTCCTGGATTATTTGCAAGTACTACTGTAATTTGATCGCTTAAAGCGAAGTTACCGCCTTGAGGAAAGTAGTAAGAATCGTCCCATTTAAATTCAATAGTAGGAGGGTATATTGTATGAGTATCTACAGAGAAGAATTTAAGATCTATAAATGCATTAGGATCTTCTTCTACTGCTTGAGGATGCTTTACTATTACTCCGTAATTAGGAATTGAACCAGAGAACCACCCAGTCATTATATCAGTTATATCCGTATCTATGTCTTTATTAGACATATAATCAAAGCTTTGAGTTGCTTCTATATAATCATACCAAGAGCCTCCACTTCCTACATAAAAAGGTTGTCCGGGTGTAGGTACATACTCCCAATTATAGCTAGCTGATTCCCAGCTTGGTAAATCGATATTATTCCAATAAAAAGTATCTTCTACCCAAGCAGGAGAGCTTCCCGATTGACAGGTATACATCCAAGATACTCCGTTTACGGATTGAGGTACTTGTGCGAATTGTCCTGTTCCCATACACCAAGATTGTGATACAGGAAATACGTCTAGAGAATAAGTAGTGCTTAGGTTTTGTGCAGAAGCTAAAAATAATTTTAAACTTGCTGCGTATGACCCGCTTTTTGCTTGAGAGGCATAGACCTTTAGCTTATTAATATCTTGGTCAGAGAACTGTAATACAGATCTTCTAATATCAGTATTAGGAAAATAAGCATCAGAGGTACTATAATTACCGTTAGCAGCTAAATCGTAAGTATAGTATGGGTTTTCTGTTATAGCGTTTCTATATAAGAACCTAGTACCGTCTTGCGAATTCTTAACGGATACTTCTAATATAGGGTCTCTACCGGTATTCTTTAACGGGTATCTTGAGTAGAGTGTTGCATCTGCTGATGCGAATATGTTGTATACTGCCATTTTATTACATTGTTACTACGCGTCCTTGAATATCTATGTCTGGGTATTTAACTTCAAAGATGCTTGGATCTAAAGAAGGATAAATTACACCGTTTAAAGTTGCACCTGGAATATCGTAACTATATTGAGAATAACCAGATGATGTACCGGCTAGATTACTAATAGTAACTCTTTGAACTGTCTGTACTCCTGCTATTTGATCTAGTAGAGTATACACTTCAGAAAGAATTATAGGTTGATTTATCTGCCAATTCTCTCTATTAAAGTATGTTTTTAATACAGCTAAACAGCCTGCAATTACCTCTCTTGAAGTAAAGTTAGGTCTCGTAACAATATCAAAGCTTACTTTAATATTAATAATATAAGCCGGTTTTAAATGAATTGTATCTGTTAGCATTCTATAATCCTCTAAATAAGTTTGAATATTTTTATTCAAAGCAAGTCCTGGTTCTGAAAAAGTTCCGTCTGTATTATAGCCTAAAATATAGATAGAAGTTGCAAGAGGGTCTCTTTCTCCTGGCTCGTTTCTTAAGTACTGGGAGAATAAAGCAGTGTCTTTTGTTACGTATGCTTTCGCTACCTGTCCGAACTTAGCGGGCATACCTAACACGGTTCCTAAATAATCCTGCTGTGTTACAGCTCTCATTTGAGAAGGAAATTTAGCGAGTGTATTCAATCTAATACTTTCCGGTGTATCTCCGTCACCTCCGCCTACGGCCTGTACTGCATTACTAGTTGCTAAGGTTCCTCTTATAGAATCTGCTGTAGTAGGATTTACAGGATTAGGGAAAGTAATATTTGAAGAAACTACCTGTGTTAATTCGTTTGTGCCAACGTTTGAACCTGCGCCTCCGCCTGCTAGGTAAGAAACTGTTAAAGTAGTGTTTGTAGGAGCTAGACCGTAAGATTGATTTACTACAAAGTTTGTAGGATCATAAGCTGTATTTAATAGATCAATACCGTTTACTGTTCCTATACCTACATTAAATGGATTCGGAATTGAACCAGATGTACTCTGTATACCAGCACCAAATTCTAGTTCTAGTAGACTGTTATTATTAAATCTAGAAACAAATCTTCTAGGTACCGGGAGTCTTTCTATTATATAAGGAACTTCATTTGCTTCTTGATATAGTTCCGGATAAAATAAAGCAGTATTTGTTACAGGGTTTAAAATAAAATCTTGAGCTAAATAAGGTACCTCGTACCATCTAAATCCTGTAACTTGATCATAGACGCTAAGTATTTCGATA